TTTTTGTTTTTGTTTCTGTTTCTGTTTTTGTTTCTGTTTTTTCTATCCGCTTTTTTTTTATTATCTACTAATCCTATAAATCCATAATTCAAATTTTGGGAAATAATTAATTTAACCGTCTTATTATTTAAATATTTTTTTAAAAGAAATATTAAATACATGAATCAATGTTCCTTCCATACTTGTAAGCACAAAAGAGTAAAAAAATACAATACCTTTTGTAAAATGCATCGTAGAGAATACCTGATAAGGGATGGTAAAATCGATCCACTTGCATATACAGGAGATATAAAAGATTACTTAAAAAAAGATATAATTCAATCATTAAGTAAACCCCACAAAGGTAAGAAAGAAGATTTATTCAGAAGTTTTGATGAAGAAATTAAGATTCTCAATAAATACAAGGACGACATAGAAAATATCATCAAAGTGCAAAATATGATTAAGAAAAGACCTAAACCCCATGATCATTTAAGAGGTGAAGGTTATGTAAACAAACAATTATGTAACAATGATGTTGATTTTTATACATTTGAAACTATTGATGATATAGAAGATAAATATTTCTTTTCTTATCAAGATAACAACGGATTTATTTGGTTTTTTGACATTCGGTCATTTAATAAATTGGTTGAAATGAAACAAACAAACCCGTATACAAGAGAAATAATTCCTCAAGATATCATTGATAAAGCTTTTAAATTATCCAAAGAAATACAGATTCAAAATGTGAATACAATAGATACAAATAATCTCACGAGAAAACAAATAGTAAGACAGAAGATAGTTGATTTATTTTCTCAAATAGAACATTATGGTTATTCGTGTCAAGTAGAATGGTTTACTACCCTCGGTACATCGAGATTAAAATCACTCTATCGTAATTTAGAGGATATCTGGAATTATCGTCTTCAATTAACCAATGAAACGAAGAGACGAATTGCACCACCAAATGGACTTGTATTTAATATACCAATAAATGAAATCATGCTAGTTAACAACCGTGTGGAGCTCCAAGATATCTTAGTGAATGAAATCATGAAGTTTAACCATGCGGTATCGTCTGATGACAAGAAGCTAGGATATATGTATTTTATTATTGGATTATCACAAGTGAGTCGCCCTTGTTTAGAATCCCATGATTGGCTTATGTTTGTATAATATTAATCCTTGTATAATATTCATCCTTGTATAATATTATAATATTAATTCGTAAAAAATTATTTAAGAAAATACTATGTTACTATATCATAATAAGTGCGGTAAAAAGATATAAAAAAAAAATAAACAATACTAAAAATGCCTGGAAAGAAAACATCTGTAAAAGCTACCAAAGCCAAGAAGTCGTCTACTTCGAAGAAAGTTGAAAAGCCCGTTGAGGTTGAAACGAAGGTTGTTGAGCCGACCCCAGTACAGGAGCCGGTTGAGGATGAATCCTATGATGCTGAGTTCACTGAACTCCGTGATCAGCTCAGATCTGCTGGTGAAATTATTAAGTCCCTTGTGGGTCAAGTCAATCGTTTAGAGAAGCGTGTATCTCGTGACCGCAAGGTTATGCAGAAGAAGATGAAGGGTCGTGCCAAGAGAGTTGTTGATCCTAACAAGCCCCCGAGTGGTTTTGCCAAGCCTGGTCCTATTTCGGATGAGCTTCGGGCTTTCTTAAAGCTTCCTAAGGATGAACTCATTGCGAGAACCGAAGTGACCAAGAAGATCACTGAATACTGTAAGGCGAATAACCTACAAAAGCAGGAAGACAAGAGAACTATTCAGGTTGATTCGGCCTTGAAGAAGCTCCTCCGCCTCAAAAAGGGAGACGAGCTAACTTTCTTCAACCTTCAAAAGTACATGAAGGTTCACTACCCTAACAAGGATGGTGTTTTTGTTCATGCTTAAAAAAGATGTAGTTCATTTAGACTCATTCTTAGAGTATTTCTTATGTATGGATTTTTAAGACGATTAAAACGTTTGTTATGTTTTGTTACTTTTTTTCTTTTCATTAAAAATGAAATAAAAGGTTCATTTTGTGTGATTTTAATATATCCTTGATTCTTTCTACGACAGAACGAAAGGAACCGGCTTAGGTCTTGATACAATTCATTTTTAATAATATAATATGCCAATACGGATGTATTTTTATTAATGTCTTGTTTCTTTTGAGTGAGATAGAATATTTTTTGGGATTGGAATTCAGAGAATGTTTGTTCGAGTTGAACCATATTTTGAAAGAATATATGTTGTTTGTTCTTCGTAACATTTTGTGATAGTAAATAACAGTTGAATAATGAAGCCCATATTTCAGTATACGCTTCATAGCTTCTTATTTCCGATGATTCAAGGTTATATTTTGTATTGTAATATTCGGTAATCTCTGGTGGATCTCGGTAATCAAACCCCAAAGCATGAATTAATTCATGAAGTGTCAGTTTTAAGATCTCTTCCTTTCTCCATATATGTATGGTTGCCTCTGTGGGGGAATAACTACAAGATCCGGAATTCACTTCATTTTTACCGATTGTAAAAGATGATGTCTTTTTTTGATCTGTTAAATAATAATTGAGAGTTATTTTACGGTTTTCTGTATTTGTGATATTTGTCATTAATTGAAGATATGTCAATAAATGATGGATAAATTGATTGAGTGGTTCCCCTTTTGAATAAATATGAATAGTAACATGAATACTATTCACACTAATTTTGACGGTTTTTTTCATTGTTAATTGTAGAAACTCTTGTTTGATTTCATTGGAAATAAAAGGTGAATCAATACTATTTGGACTTTCTTCTGTATCATCAATACTAAGAAATGTTATTTCATTCAAAGGTATTTTTTTCAGGAACCTGAATAATTTATTGACTTCATTATTGATGGAATCTGATGTGGAACGGGAAAAATACTTTCTTAAACGCATTGAATCTTCCGTAAAGATCATTTATTATTGATTATAAAAAAATGTATTGTTAAATAACAATCATTATTATTTAATCGTATGTCTTCCTTCTGTCCACGGATGTATAAGTAATAATAACCATTTTTCGTATGGACATGAATCACTTTTAATACATTCTTTCTATAATCATCGTAAGTAATACATAAATTAATATGTTCATCATTGTATAGTTCTGTGATATCTATCGATTTAGGTGCTACAATAATTTGCTTATCTTTATTTTTCTTCTGTTTATACTTTTTCCAGATTCTTTCTTTGAATTCTCTCGGGATTGATGAATACAACAGCTTCATTAATTTGTATTCTTTGGAATGAATTATTTGATGATAATATGAACGAAGTGTTTGTATATCTTCTTCTGTGAATTGAATATCTTGAAAGATTAATTTCAAATTATATATTTGTCTTTCTTGATCATCATACAATACATCATATGCCTCACGAATTCTCTTAAAATGTTCGTCATCTCCATCATTCTTATCCGGATGATAAAGTAAACTTAAACGACGAAAACTTTTTTTTATGTCAACTTTTGTGCAATCTATATTTAATTCAAGGACTTCATAATGATTTAGTTTCATAATGAATGATATTATATACTTTTATAATATATGATTCTAAATAGATTATATCCCGATAAGATTTCTGAATAAGATGTTCATACTTCGCTGTTTCTTGAATAATCTTAATTAATATTTGTGTATCAAGGATACGTGTTAATCCTTCTATTAAACTAAATAAGATCTCAGGTACAATATTTATTTGTTTCATATCATATGCGATTTCTTGAATTAATGATAATTGTAAATCTTCCTCAAAGAGAGTATTCATTATTTTAGTAGTGTATAAATCAATGGCAGTATCACAGTGAAATTGATGTTTATGTTTATTTATAATATGGTCAATACTTAATAATTGATTCCCACAATCCTTTTCTAAGAGAAAATGATTTATAGGATATTCATTTAAATGACGAACTATATAGATGTATTTCTCATATTTATTGGGTAAAGGGATTCTTAGAAAAATACAACGACTTTGAATTGCATCATTCACATTTGAATAATTATTTGTAATGATTATTGATCTGGATGTTACACTTGATTTTTCAATAATCACTTTTAATGTTTCTTGAATATGTTCATTGAGACATTCGAAATGATCGAAGATGATACGATTGATACTGTTTAAATAATGATTGTATGTCTTGGTGATATCTTGAATATATTGAATTAATTTCTTTTTATCCGAGATAATACGACAATTAAAATAATAAAAACAACCACATGTTTCAAACGTGAAATCTTTATTATTTATTATTTGTAGAGGAGTAGTATAAAATTCACTGAGAATATATTTAATTAGGAATGTTTTACCGGAATACCGAGGCCCATACAGAAGAATATTCGGGTGATCTTCTCTTTGAAGAAACTGATGAAGTTTTCTTCCTAATTTAGAATGAATTGTTTCAATATCCATACAATTCCATTTAGTTTATTTCTTAATATTTATAGTTCAAATATATATAAACGATGAATCTAATACTCAGGAATCATAATTTTTCAACCAATAGAATACATATTAAAGAAGGTAAAAAATGTAATAAAATACTATACGATCTTGATTATGTTACGATGATAGGTATTACCTTAAATGTATCAAGTGAAATTTATGTCGAGGATGATGATTTCATCTATATTGATATTAAAGATAAAGAATTAACATCTATTTTAAAAATGATCGATGATCTAATCAATGAAAAATATGATAATTATTTAAGTTTCTTATCATTTAATAAAATTAAAGTTAAGAAACATGATTCTTTTGATAGATTAAGAAATATAACAATCAATAATATCAAAAGAATTAATGGTAAATCAAAAGTTCAGATCTTTACATTATAATATTGAATACAGATATAGAAAATACCAATGGACAATGATGAGACATATATATATTTATTAGCTAATCCATACCATATAAAAAAAAAGACATCTGTAAAGAACGATACAATAGAGGAAGAGATCATTTCTCTACTTCAAATAAGATATGACACTTGTGAGATTCCAGAAAAATACAAATCAACAATTTTATCAAAAATTGAAACAATTTGTCAAGAATACAGTTCAAAACATATTATTGAAACAATAGTTAACAATATAGTCACTTATGCAATCGAACGTTCGTATGAATGAATATTATTCTGATTTAGTAATTCAATTATTTAAGAAGGATATTTATAGCGAATTAGATCCACCAGAGAAATTTAAGAATATCGTGAATAATGAATTAGACAATTATTTTCAGGAGAATGAAATCAAGTTCCCAGCAGAAATGAAACCTATAATCAGAAGAAAAAAAGGTGGAGAACATCAATGTATTGCAAGAGTATGGTTAGGAAGTAAACAATTCAAAGGTTACAACGATGGTAGTCATCAATGTACGTTCACTTGGAAACATAAAGAAACATTGTGTTGTGATAAACATCACGACAAAATTATGAAAAATGAATGGCCTTTTGGTATAATCACAGATAAGCTAGAACAAAGAGTCCTTTACAAAGGAAAATATCACATCTGGGATACTTAACGGCGGGCGGTTCTGCGGCCGGTTCTGCGGCCAGCGGTTCTGCGGCCAGCGGTTCTGCGGCCAGCGGTTCTGCGGCCAGCGGTTCTGCGGCCAGCG